ATTGACAATGCGCTTAGTTTCATCAATACCGAACTGTTGAATCAAGTCCCCGGCTTTAACCCTCGAATTTTTTAAACCGCAAGCAAAGTAGTGATTATCTTTTTTGGACCGAGTTACATATTGTTGACCATTATAACCAACCAACCCATTAAGCCGGACACGATACTTAGGTTTCTGGTATCCGATAAAATCGTTGTTTAAAATAGCGTAAATTAAATTTTCAAGTTCATCTTGTTCATAATCAACGTCGCCTGCTGCAATTCGATTGAGTAAATTTCTGATTTCGTCAGTCGAGTTTTTGCCATGGGGGACGGCCGTATATGTTTGATATAACTTTTTATTCTTAACTTTCATTTGTTTTATCCCTTTCTTGACGATGAATACCGGGTGTCTCGATAACGCCGAATGGTGGTGCGAACATACTTCAATTGAACTTCCAGGATGTGGCTAATTTGACGGGCATTGAATCCCATTTCAACGAGGCGCCCTACGTCTTTACGGACGCGATAAACTTTTGTTACCGACATTTCCGGGAATGTTAACTCTTTAAATTCAATCACCGGCTCGATATTGACGCACCGCCGGATCATCCACATTTCTTTACTATCATTGGGAGCGTCCATGACAGAGCCATAAGCATCTTCGCAATCACGGATAGCTTCCAATAACCTGGTAAAGAATGCATGATGTATCATTCGATGTTGCTCAATCCGTTTGTAATAACGATTAATTTTAGTTTCCAGCAATTTCATGACCTTCACCTGCCCCAATTTGTCGAATTCGCTTATTAACTGTTGACAAGCTCAAACCAAGTTTTAACGCAATGGCTTCATGAGTGAGTTCTCTCTTCATTAGCCTTCGAATCACAATTATTTGACGATGAACATCGCCCTCTGGACTACCGGCCATTTTTAAAACGATTTGATGGCAAGCCTGTAATTCAGGGCAACCATACGGTGCGTTGCTAGTCCGGCCATATTTATCTTCCACAGTATGGACGGCTTTTATTAAATCGGCACTTAATTTACTCATAGTTATCACTCTCCAATAATTTTTAATGCATCGTCAACCGACCTAGCAACGCCGTATAAAACCGGATATTGCTTAATAAATTCCGCGAACCGTTTTTGATCATCCCGTAATCGTCCTGTTTCGTTTTTGCATTCAATAAAAAATACTTTGCCGTCTGAATGTCTAAACCCGAATAAATCGGGATAGCCTCTTGGTAAACCAGTATCAAACCACCGGTTATTTTTCATCAGTACCTTACCGACGTTAGCTCTAAAAATCGTGCAGTTATGTGCTGAAACTGCAATTCGAATTTCATTTTGAATCTGATGTTCTGCTGTCACTTAATCGCCTCCGATTGATGACGCTTTATTAATTAAAATGCGTCACCCATATAAATCCCTATATATCAATGCTTATTAATCATAATTTCAAATTGGTGACGCAAAATGACACTTTTCCTATTAAACTTTTTATATATTCTTATTTATTTTTTTATTTTCATAACAATAAGAGAAAAAGCGTCATTAGCGTCATCATCCATAGCTAAGGCTTGATATATCAGCCTTTACTAGGTGACGCATTTATATGCAGATGCGTCACCTAAAAATTAAATTGTTTATTTTGAATATTTTCTTTAATCTTGAAGCCTATAAATCCTCTTTCACCTTTTGTCCGAAACCTAGAATAACGGTTTCCCAATTCACGATTTAACTTATTTTTACTCATCCCAGAACCATGGATCTTTTCCCAAGTATCCCAGGTTTCGGCAATGTCCGTAAAAGAACTACGATAACTACCACCAAAATCAGCTACTTCGCTTAAAAATTGACCGACCGTGTCCATTTCTTCTCGGTATTCGTTATTTTCAGCTTGAACAATTGCCGGTGGTTTTAGTCCTTCACGTTGCCACATTAGGGCTCCGTCAACCGCCCAGTTCAGAATGCCGCTTTTTTCTCGCATCAATTTATCTTTCAAGTGAATGTCTTTTTGATTTTCAGGAATCTGTGCCAGGAAAGGAATGAAAATTAAGCGCCGCCAAATTCCGTGATCGGTGCCTCGAACAATCGGTTTGTTATTGGTTGACATCCAAACAGTTCCGGTTGGCATGAACGTAAAGGGTTCGGCATAAAGCTTTTTAGCGGTAATTGCTTCCCCTCCCGTCATTCGCTTAATTAAAGCTTCCGATAAACGAACATCACTTTCAGTTTCCGAAGTGGCAATCATGCGGGCGCCTTTCATCAAAGATAATTCCGACATGGTAGTGCTATCCGTACCGCCAAACTTATTTACTAACAAAACTTCTGGATTGATCGTAACGGCATAACTATTTAAAATCTCACGTAGGGTTTCAACAAATACCGACTTCCCATTAGCTCCGTTAGTATTGCCACCCTTACCATGGAGGATAATAAAATTCTGCTCACTCATGGTTCCCGTTAACGTATAACCAAATAATTTCTGTACAAATTTGATTAGCGTTTCGTCCGCCTGAAAAATTTGCTGTAAAAATTCTTGCCAGCGAGGTGCCTCTGCTGTGGGGGAATATTCGGCAGCGGTAATTTTGGTAAACATATCTTTGTAGGTTGTTTCGTGCAGCTCCCCATTTGATAAATCGACATAGCCGCTAGGCGTATTGACTGTGTTCAACTCCGTATCGAATTCATCAGGAGTTACTGGAATCAATTTTTTAATTTCATTTAAAGCTGAGGTTTTACCAGCATTTTGTCGAGAACGCTTAATAAACTTTCCTCGAGCTTCTTTGGCAGCCTTTTCGTCTTCTTCACCAGGAACAATGTGCAGTGGCTCTTTGGGTAACTCTTCCACAATTCGATTAAATAATTTGGCAACCGTGTACTTCTTATCCTCATTCCAAACCTGACCATCAAAATACATAAAGCGTCGATTAATGGTGTCATACTTGGCAATTTTGTAAAATTTATCATAGAATCGTTCTGCGTTACCGGTATCATCATAGGAATAGAACTTATCTCGTTTTTTCTGTCGAGATTGATTCACCCCCGGAATGGATAAATAAAAATCATCTTTCTGCTGTTCTTTTGGCTGGTAAGTGCGAGAGGTATCTGCAATTGCCTTGTTCAGCAATCCAACTCCGTAAGTGGTCTTACCGTGTTTTTCATCATACTTATCTCGCATCAATCCTGACGAGCGGAAAATTTCATCCATCTTGCCAAAATCCTTGGCTGTCCAGAAAGCCAAATCATTGGCAAACGACATATCAGCTTCAGATTGACTGGAATACAAGCCTTCCCATTCGCCCCGGTATAACCTTTGAAATCGTTCACCGCTTCGACTAGTAGCCGCCGCTTTAATAATGTCGTTGGTAGCCAAATCATTTGCTTTAACTGTGGAAGGATGAAACAGGTCAACCACTTTACTTTCAGGTTCAATATATTTCTTGTACAAATAATCGACATTCACTTCACGAATCAAATTATTATCAGGATTACCAAAGAAGTTTCCCGTCATCGCAAAGAAACGACCATCTTCATACATCTCACAATTCTTGTGTCGGCGCTTCTCACCGTTAATCGTCCCTTTGACAATAATGTGCAGCCCTTTACCCGATAACGAGATTTCAGAATAACTGTTAGTGTGCTTCATAAAATCACTGACAATGTTATCGGTGTCGCCATGAGTAAATTCTTCGATATCATCAGCCACATTATCAACATCAATTCCAATGTAAGGGGGCTTAAAGTAAAAAGCCAAACCGTCTAAGTTCAATCGGCTAACCGCCGCTAAGGCGGTCTTAAAGTCAGTCCATGTGCTCTCGTCATTAGTCTTTCCTCCGTTTCCGGTCATTGGATTAATAGGAATTTTGGTAAATTTTTTACGCTCTGGCTTCCAAATTTTCTTGTAAACACCCCAGCGTTTCAGCTGTTTTAATTCCGCTGGAATCTGTCCATACATTTACATCACTCCTAGAATGGCAAGTCGTCATCTTGAATATCAATCGTTTCTTTATTTTGTGGGGCTTGCGGATTGGCATTATTTTGAGGTTTCATTTTATCTGGCCAAACATGCTGGACGCTTGGGAAGTTAGTTTTGCCCCAACGTTTTACATTGAGATTTTCATAGGTTTTACCTTTGTACTCCGAGCTTTCATTCCGTACTCGCACTTTAAGGGGTTTACCCACCATGTCATTCATAAAGTCTTCAAACGAGTTATATTGTTTACCGTCTTCCATCCCAGCCGCTTTCGCAATTTGAAAAATCATACTGTCGGGGTATTCACCGGTTTTCTTATTACGGTAAATTCGATGAAAGACATGGGCGTTTTGGAACTTCTGATCAGAGATATCATTTCGAATCACCATGTCAAAGTTCACGTATTCTGCACCCGTATTCTGGTTAGCGCCCTCCTCAACATTGCTAATAAGCACTTCATAGTCACCGTTTTCCACGTTTGTATCTGTAATTTTTGAATAATCAACTTTAAAACTCATGCTGTTTTCCTCCTAGAAATTAAATAGTTTTTGATGCCATTCTTGTTGGCGATTTTCTTTTGAAACATGTTTCTCTTTAGCGATTCGATACGAGTAATAAACCCCACTAATAGATTGATGACTTTTAACAGCAAACTCTTTTAATTCTTCATCGGAAATTTCCTTTACCTGATCTAAACGAATGTGCATCGCTCTTGCTAACGGATAATTAACATTTCCTTTGTTAGTTTGCTTTTGGGCCTTTAATACTCGATAGATAGTCCAGAGTGATCGTTGCCGCTTGGGGCTTTTATTGGCTAGTAACGTTAGCCGCCCTTCTTTGGTACTTAACTCTGCTAATTCAGCTTTGACCTGTTCTTTAGTCCCGTCATAGTCTCGTTCTTCAACTGGTGCCGGTGCCCCACAAAGTGGGCATACTCGTTTTCCATCAATATTTTTCCACTTATGAAAAGTAGCAAAACAGGATTGACAAGTAATAATTCGAATCGCCGATTCTTTCCAATCACCCAGCGACCAATGATGTTCATCATCAGGCAACCCTAGCCGATAAACGTTGCCGACCTGGTCAATAATAATCGACGTTTTGTCTGGCTTATAACGCATCCCTCGCATAGATTGCTGAATATGCACCACCAATGAAGCGGTTGGCCGTAATAACATCACCACCGGTACGTCGGGGACATCAAAACCTTCCCCGACCAGATCCACATTACAAAGGACTTTGATTTTGCCAGCTTTAAAATCTGACATAATTTCATGACGTTTTTTAGCTGGGGTTTTTGCATCACAATGGACGGCTGAAATTCCGTGGCTATTAAATTCAGAAGCGTAGCGCTGGGAATATTCCACATTGTGTGCATATAAGATAGCCTGTTGATTGTTAGCTAACTTTTGATAGTTCTCAACCACATCACCAAAAATCGTTTTTCCAATTGCTTCAGTAATTGAATTATTTGTAAAATCTCCGGTGGATGATTTTTGTAATTGATCTGAATTGACATTATTAATTGAAAAATACCGGTAAGGAGCTAGATAATGATGATCAATCAACCATTTGACCGATTGACCAAGAATCATCGAATCATAAACCGCCCCCAAACCTTTACCGTTCATACGCCAAGGGCTGGCTGTGAAACCTAAACGAGCAACCTGTGGATAATACTCATAAATTGTCCGGTACGTTTTAGCTAAACTATGGTGCGTCTCATCCGTAATGATCAAATTTGGTTTTGGCAGTTTACCTAAGCGATTTTTAATTTTACCCACTGTCATAATGGTGCAATGCCGAAGGTCGACCCCTTGTTTTTTAAACGAATTGGTAATTTGTTCAACTAATTCTTTACGGTGGACCATAAACAGTACATGACCACCTTTGTTAACCGTTAAACGAGTAATCTCGGCAATGATTACTGATTTACCAGAACCAGCCGGGCTAACAATTAGCACTGCGTGTTTACCCTTCTGTAGTTCGCTTCGGGCTTCGTTCACTAGTTCCGTTTGATACGGATGAAGCTGAAACATTCACATCACTTCCAAAATTAAACAATTCTTCGATTGGTGCGACCGTGCGATCATCGAGTCGATTCTTGGCATAGATCGAATCATTCCCCTGTAAAATGACCCCTCGGCCACCTGTTTTAGGGTTGATCACCAACCGCCCAACTACATCACATAACCCAAGCATGCCATCCAAAACAGATTGACGAATCTCTGGCGCATACTGATTAAACTTTTGTCCATTTTCAGTGGTAATTTCTCGTTGAGTTTCCCAAGCGGTAGTTAACACATTGATGGGTAATAAATAAAAACTGGTCATTATGCGAGCAAAATAATTTGTCCACTGTGAATAGTCTTGCAACTCATTTGAAATCCCGTTATGACTGTCACGTCCTTTTTCGATAAACCAATCTTTTTCAAAACTTGAAACATTATCAATCACCAAATTGTCATAATTTTTAGCAAGTTCTTTCGCCTCTCGTAAGAAGTCTTCAACTTGCTTTTCTGGATGGGTTCGATCAAGCTCGATCACATCAACATTAGGGGTTCCGGCCAATACCTTAGCTGAATTATCTAAATCAAAAACCAATGTTTTACCGGTTAGGAATTTAACAGAACTCGTTTTTCCTGTCCCTGGTTTTGAATAAAGGATGATCCGCCAATTCTTGGTACGCTGAAGGTCTTTAGCCTGCATAATTTTCATTTAGCCACCAACCCTTTCATATTGAAT